TAGCAGTTTTACACCTATTTTTTAGATAATTAAATTTCTCCAGGAAATCACCACCTTGTATACTTGTTCCGTCCACACAAGTCCTGATAACATTCAATCCATCTAAGGAATCATACAGGATAAATCTTGCATCAATATCCGCCTCAAAATTAATTACTGACAATCCCCACCATTCTTGCCAACTATGTCCAACTGGATCAGTCCATATCCCTTTCACTACAAAATCGTGTCCATCAGTCTGTAGTTTATTCCCTGAAATCTTTATAAAATGAGCATTTACCGTTCCAAAAAGAAAAAGAATTAATAATAAAGTAAATATTGATTTTCGCATTATTCTACACTCCCAACAATTATAGAGTAGCTTCCACTCCGAAAATGGACAGATGGTCTTATTAAATTATTTTTTAATTGGCATCCAGAAACAATAGTATAGGTACATGTCCCAATATCATTTTCCTCGACACTGTAGGAAAATCCAGAAATATTGCAATTGGATATGTTCGTATTTGCGCTTGATCCCATTATGTAAATTCCAGAATAAATAGTAGAATCTGCACTCATTGTGGAATTAGTAATTTGGTTTCGATCACCCTGAATATGGATGGCATGTTTAATTGGATTAACAACAGTAACACCAGAAATCTCGCAATCATTACCTAAAAGATGAATACCAAAATTTACATTAGTTCCGATAATTGTAATGTTGCCAACAAATACCACCGAATCACCAGAAATATTTATAGCATTGCAAGCCGTACTGGAATTCTTGATCACCGCATTCATACTGAGAATATGAGTATTATCCGTGTAGGTTATCGGCGTTCCAGCGACATCAATTGTATCTTGTAAAATATAGGATTTGGGACTGAATACCATCGGACTTCTTACTTGCCCAAATAAACAACTTACAAACAAAAAAAGGATCAAAAACAATATAGTTTTTTTCATATTTATTTACCTGCGGTTTGTGGATGTTTTACACCAATTCCTTGCGCGGGTGTAAATTTTGCATTTAATATTTCGATCTGTCGTAAAGCATTTCCCATCGCTTCCTGCGCCCGATCTGATTTGTGTCCTATCCGCCAGCATTTCGCTTCGGCAAGGTCTAATAAAATCCCATGCAATCCCTTATTGAGAACAGGATCAATACTCGTAGTCATAGTCGAAGGTGGAATCAAAAACCAAACATCAATCACTGTCAACAATGTGGTTGTCACTAGAATATTGATTTTCTTGTCAAAGATATAATAAAGTGGTCTGGTATCAGAATATGTCTGTAATGAATTTTCGGTCTTTTTTATATCTGTGAGATCGATTTCAATGGCATATTTACCAGCAGTTCCACCAGGATAAACCTTTACTCTCTTGATCCCTTCTCCTCCTTTCAAAACACCCTTACCATTATTAAGTGTAGAAAATGCCACTGCACTTGCCGTCATTGTTTTAGCCAGTTCAACTGTCTCAAGTTCAGTCAAATAGGCATCATGGATCAAAGTGCAAAGTTCAAGTTGCGCTTTATTGAGCATCTTCAATTTAATCGGTTCGGTATATTGACCTGCATCTTCATCTTCGAGTATAATGCCAAGTTCTTCTACCATTTCATTGGTTATGTCGCCATTTGCCATTACTTTTCTCCCTCATCTTCTAAGATGATTTTGTATATTTGGGATTCGTTTGTATCTTGAGTGCTATCGACAATTTCGATCATATAGGTCTCACACCAATATTCAAAACAAACTCTTTTCCGTGTTTGTGTCGTACTCGCTGGCAGAGTTTTCGTTTTTACAATAGTCGTGTCATCTCGATCAACATAGAGATTTACCGTCAAAATGTTTGTTGATTTATAGGAAATGGTCATCTCCCGCATCACTTCTTTATGTTCAAAGGAAGTTCTAAACCATTTCGTTCTCAATAACCACCCAGCATTATCAGGAATGAGTGTAGAGTAAATCTTTTTATTGTCATCGTCATAAATTATCGGATTGGCATTTTCATCTAAAGTCAATGCGTCAAATACCAAATCCGTATCAATCTCTCGCCAAGTATTTTCGACGATATTATATGCCCAGACATATCCTTCTCTAAATTGCCAGATGATTTCAGTGCCGAGATGGTCATAAATTCCTCTGATGTTTGGTTTATCGGCGATATTATCAAGACCCTGATAAATGTCATTAATGGGTTCAGAGATCTTGTTTTGCAGAAGCGGGGTATCATCCGAAGCTGCCACAATATTCGCATCGATCCGATAGATTCCGTCTATTGAGCAAATATAAATCGAATCGCCAACTTGCACATAACCATTCGGAGCGATATTCCCTCTTTGGAATTTGGCTTCCGTAAGAATCCATGAATTCGGATCGGACGGGTCGGGAAGGCTAAGTTTAAACACTGCCTTTGGTTTCATGGCAATAATGGAATTGAATGAAGTTCCCAGCCCAGTCCCAGCACCACCTTCTTTATCTATCAAATAAAAAGCATTGCTAACTGGATTCACGTCATATTGACTCAATTCGGAATATGTCAACCAATCTTCGTGAATTTCATTCTTTCCGCCAGGGTCTAAAACCACGTTAAGTTGGAATAAAATATCTTTACAGACAACGGCAAATTTGCCGTTGTTCTTAATTGATACTTCGTCTTGATATGGATGTGCTTCTTGGTCAATCAGTGCGTTATCATAAAGTGTGTAATTAACAACCTCAGCTACTTCATGGCTATAGTAAACATTTGCCCCCTCTAATATCCACCATTCTCCACCGGTTTCAAAATCATAAGCCAGCCCTACGTTTTTTACCTTTATGGCATGTTCATTATTGGTGTCGATAATATTAGTTTCCTCGATAGTTCCACCAATACCACTTGACTTGCCGAAGAATATCAATATATTATCGGCATAAGAATTGCTAATCAATTCACTTGTTTTCGTAATAAATGTAGTATAACCAGTATAGCAACCATTTGTGCCATTGTGACCAGTGCCAGTGCTATCAACCCAATCAGCGCCATCCCATTCCTGAATTTTCCAATTGACATCCCAGTAATAATCAGCAAGGTCACCTTGTAGATCGTTATTTTTATCTTTCACCTTCAACTTAAATATAGTATTGCCTGTTCCGCTTAGTGCTGTTGCAAAATTATCGACTTCTCTCAATTTCGTAGCACCATAAATACCGATTCTATACAATTTGGCGGGATCAAAAGAAAAACCGGTAGCGCCGGGGATATACATTGTTCTCAATCCCAGATGACCATCACTGCCATGTAGATTAGGATCGGTCAATTCACTGGTTTTTCTCAGAAAGTCTATTGTGGCAATATGTTTATAACTGCCATCTATTGTTGGACAGCGATATACTTTTCTTGAAGTTATTCTTTTATTGTGGGTTGCCTTTGTAATTGTGAACTTAATTATAAGATGAAGATTAATATCGGTAAATTTATGGCGAAATTTATTTGACAATAAAGATTCCTGAATTCCGTCATAGACATCGGAGAATTTATAATAAATCTCAGCATCTTTAACAGACGAACCGCCTACAACTTCCTTGACGGTTATTTCGCTAACATCCGGTGCTTCTGGTGTTGAATTATAGGCAAAGAACCCTTTTTCATAATCTTTCGTTGTGGCGGTTACTTCTTCAGAATTGCCAGCAGTATAGAGATCATCAAAGAAATCAGTATCTATGTAACCAATCCAAATTCCTTTTGCTTCGTTGGTATTGTTGGGTAATCCGATATTGCCAGGAAGTAATCGTATCCGTTCATTTGCTTGAAAAATAGGATTCGGATTATTTCTTTTGTGGTAGTAAGTGCCAAATGTATTGAGGATAAGATAGGAAATATCCCGCCAACACTCACCATTCCAAAATTTCAAAGTAACCTTGTAATTAATTTTATTGACAATATAGGCAATGAAAACAAAATCAATCCCTGAACCTTTCGGACAGATCAATTCCCGATGAGTATAAACCGCAATATTCGTGACAGATTCGTTTGCCAATTTCGTAATCGCTGGCACAAAAACGCTATCAATCCAATATTTACCATCCGCCCAGATCTGACTATCATCCCAGTTGGTTGCTATGATCGGATCAATAATTTCCAAACCAAATCGGTCGCCATAATCAAAGGTTTTAGTCAAAACGCCAGGTATCTTCGGTGTAAGATTCTGTAATTTTGTAAAAAATTCTTTCTGAATATCTTCAGGATCGGCATTAGTATAAACCGCCTTGAAGGTATCAATTGGAATTGTTCTCATTTAAAACACCAATATCTTATAGTCAAATGTTGCCGCAGTTGCATCCCCTATTCCACTACATCCGATCACAACTTGCGTGATAGTGATCGAGCTGATATAGATTCCCCAAAATGCACCGGTGCAAGATAAATCGCATTTTGGTATCACCGAATAGGTCTTAGTAAATGAATGAGTAATTGTGGTAATTTCCAATGGGTCATTTTGCCCCACCGGTGAAATAGTCTTACCTAAATCGGTAGAATATTGGATTTCTTCTCTCGGCCCCTTGACATTACCTGAGAAATCTTCCCATGTCATGCCGTCTTGGTTTAGAATTAGTGCATCCCATTGGTTGCAGACTACAGACGAATAATCTCCTGCAACTTCAATCAAATAATAATCACCTGCTACGTAATCAGTTCCATCTGGTCGCGATGTCGGGATACCATCCCCAGGCACACTAAGAACACCAAGATAATTCAGACCACTTGAAGATAGTGCATATAATTCCTCGAAATTATCATTTATCTTTGACCTGATAGATAAACCAGTATCGCCATTAACAAGGTCTTGTCTCATTAGCCACCTTTAAGGATTTTTCCAGTCCCAGAATTTCCAGATAAATATATAATCATTGCTCTGCATACTGGTATGAGTTATTTTGATACAATGATAATCCGCCGGATCGTCTGTATTCCATGATTGTTGAGACACGGAAAGTTCATAGGCGGCATCCGCTGTCGCAGTTCCTACTGTATGCCATTCCCAGCCATCGGTATCATATCCTGGCCCCCGCCATATCCCATAATGGATAGTAGTATTGATCGTATCTGAATTTGTTCGTACACGAGCAAAGAAATAAATATCACCTGAATAAGCAGGAAATACCTTAGAATAAACAGTCGTATCCGCAATATTTTCAGTCGAATCGCTTCGGTACGTCCAATATTTCCAGTCACCCAAAGCACTGTCGGCATTGGCGACAATTTGTGAATCAGGCACCTCGCCCTTAAACATATCATAGGCGGTGAAATTCCGATAATATTTATTAGTTCGTGCCGGATCATTGGGGTTTGGAAAATTCTGTGCAAATGTAACACTGACAATAAGTAAGACCGTCAATGTCATTAGAACATATTTTATTCTTTTCATTTTTTACTCCGTAACAATCGGAAGTCTTTGTTGGACGGTCAATATATGATCTTCTATTGTGCCGTCGATAATTATGTCTTGATGAAATCTCTGTGCTTTGTATTTGTTATAAGTTTTTATCACATTGGCATTGTATTTCTGCCAGTAGTAAAGTGCCCGATCTTCCCTTCCATTGATCTCAAGAACCCTTGCGATTGCATAATCAATGATTTTTTCTTGGTCAATAAGATGGATGATCGGACTTGCTACGGCTAAGTTTCTAATACAATACCAGAACGATAAATAAGAATGTGATGTCGGTTTCGGCAATAATCGGATATGTTCGTTTTCGATTAAATACTCAGTTGGCGTTCCTGTTCTGATTGCATTCTCGGTATTATAAATCCTGTCATAAAATGCTTTACTAACTTTTATTAACTGATAACCGTTCCACTCCACTCGGTATTCTCTAACAAAAGCCGAAGGCAAATCATACAAATCAGAAAGAACACCAGAGTCTGGATCTAATTCATCGGCCAGGTTCAGGGTATTGCTGTTGACGTTAGAAAATGCTTCGGTGCAATTGGTTTTTTCGATAAAGTCATTTTCGGCTTTACAAAGAATCGTATTGGTGTCGATATTATAATCTTCGGTTATCGCCGTTACCAGACTTGCCAATTCGGTGAAAGTTGCCATTGATTACCTATAATAAAAAAGGGGGGAGAGAAATCCCTCCCCAATAGTTATGGTGCAACGCCAATACCACCAGCTCCATTACCAGCCGCTTGATTAGTCCATACCAAATCATTGCTTGCTGTAGCATCAAGTGCAGTAAACCCAATGTTAAGACAATTCAACATGTCAATATTACCAGTAGTAGGTAATGTACCGATGAACCAACTTGCACAAATGATAATGAAACCATCATCAGAAACGCAAGGACAGTATAAATTAATTTCTTCATCTTTAAATGGGGGAGCGATGAACACTCCCCTCAATTCATCCGATATTATTACGATGCGGCGATGGTATGCTGTTGACCATTCAAAACTACAGTCTTGAGAACTGGCGATCCATTGCCT